GGCCAATATCACATCGCCCTCGGTGCCATCAATACCGCTGCCAAACTCGCGCAGCTCTGCTCGTGAGCATCCTCTCCTTCTGCCCAGGCGGTTCCGTCCTCGCAGAACCAACACCAGTCATCACTGATACCAACTGGCAGCCGCTCGCTGACGATCTCTTCTCAAGCCTCACCGATCCACAACGCGAAGTCTGGGAATCACCCGAACGCTTCAAACTCCTCTGCTCCGGGCGACGCTTCGGTAAGACCTATCTCTGCATCGCACGCCTCATCGCATGGGGCATCCAAAACCCAGGCAGCCTCAACTGGTACGTCACTCAGAACTACAAATCAGCGAAACAGATCGCATGGCGGCAGCTTCGCGCCATGGTGCCCGCTGATGTCTACGTCAAGAAGAACGAAGCTGAGCTCAGCGTCGAGTTATCCAACGGCAGCATCATCGCCCTCAAAGGCGCTGAGAATGCCGACAGCCTTCGTGGCGTCAGCCTCTCCAGCCTCATCGTTGATGAAGCCGCATACGTCAAGCAGGAAGCATGGGAGATGGTGCTACGCCCTGCACTCTCCGATCAAGGTGGTCCAGCTTGGTTTATCACCACACCAGCAGGGCTGAACTGGTTTCACGACCTATGGGAGCAAGCCCAAGATCAGGAAGACTGGCGCACCTTTTCCTACACCACAGTCCAAGGCGGTAACGTCCCGCCCGAAGAAATTGAAGCTGCACGTCGCACCCTTGACGAACGCACCTTCCGTCAGGAATACCTAGCCTCCTTCGAGACCCTCGCAGGGCGTGTCTACCCTGACTTCAGCGATGACAACATCACTGAAACCGCAGAGGACACTGGCGGAGAAATTTACTGGGGCACTGACTTTAACGTTGGTGTCATGGCTGGTGTTCTGGCTAGTCGCGTCGGCGACACTGTGCATATCTGGGATGAACTCGCTGTAAAACAATCCAATACCGATGAAGTCTGTCAGCTCCTCAAACAACGATTTCCGGATCGGAAAGTTATTGCGTATCCAGATCCAACAGGGAGCGCCCGCAAGACTTCTTCAGCGGGTAGGACCGACCATGACATCATCCGGCGCTATGGCTTCCAATGCATCAGCCCCAAAGCGCCCTGGGCAGTAAAAGACAAGATCAACGCAACCAACTGGATGATCCGTACCGCTGATGGTCATCTCAAGCTCTTCATCCACCCACGCTGCAAGCACACGATCAAGGCACTCAAAAATGTGACCTACAAAGAAGGTGCCGATGATTACGTCATCGACAAGTCAGCAGGCATCGAACACTGGACTGACGGCTTGGGCTACCTCATCCTTGGTGCTTTCAACCCGCTCTACATGAATGCAGGCAAGTCAACCGGCATCAGAATCTACTAACCCTGTTACTTACAATGCGGCAAAGCCCGCGAGATCAGAGACGTGTACACCGGCTTCCAGCATTACGACCGTCAGCTGACAGCCCGTGTCGCCAAGGTCAATGATCCCAATGCAGCATGGCGCAATCAAGAGCCGCATTGGATCCTGATTGAAGATCTGATCGGCGGCACCTACGAACTGCGCCGTCGCCATCGGCGTTACCTGCCACAAGAACCGCGAGAACTGGACGAGTCCTACGACGCACGCCTATCCCGTTCCGTCTGCCCGCCTTATTACCAGCGCCTTGAGCGGATGCTAGCTGGCATGTTGACCCGCAAGCCCGTCAGGCTCAACGACGTCAGCGACATCGTGCGCGAACAGCTCTTTGACGTTGACCTCATGGGCAACGATCTCAACGTCTGGACCTACGAAACCGCTCGCAAGATGGTCCGCTACGGGCATGTCGGCGTTTTAGTAGACGCACCTGCAGCCGGGGAGCAAGGTCGCCCTTATTGGGCAAGCTACACCCCACGCGAGATCCTTGGCTGGCGCACTGAGATGCGCGATGGCGCTCAGCAGCTCAGCCAGCTGCGCCTTCTCGAAAAGGTCATCGTTCCCGATGGTGACTACGGCGAGAAGGAAGTTGAGCAGGTGCGAGTGCTAACGCCTGGTGCTTTCGAGATTCACCGCATGGGCAAAAACGGGCAGCTTGAGATTCATGACAGTGGCACCACCACGCTGGATCAAATCCCATTTGCTGTCGCCTATTCCAACCGCGTGAACTTCATGGAGTCACGCCCGCCATTGGAGGACATCGCTGAGCTAAACCTCAAGGCGTATCAGATCCAAAGCGACCTCGACAATCAACTGCACATCTCTGCGGTGCCGATGCTTGCCTTCTTTGGCTTCCCATCGTCTGCTGAAGAGGTCTCCGCTGGTCCTGGTGAAGCCATCGCCTTCCCAGCAGAAGGCAGGGCAGAATACATCGAGCCTGATGGCAAGAGCTTCGAGGCGCAATTCAAGCGGCTTGAGCAGATCGCCTATCAGATCAACGAACTTGGATTGTCTGCTGTGCTAGGGCAAAAGCTATCTGCTGAAACCGCAGAAGCCAAGCGGATTGATCGCAGTCAGGGTGATAGCACCATGATGGTAATCGCCCAAAACATGCAGGACCTCATTGACAACTGCCTTGCTTATCACGCGAGCTATCTCAATATTGTTGATGTGGGTAGCAGCTACGTTAATCGTGACTTCTTGGGGGCTCGTCTTGATCCTCAAGAGATTCAGTCACTTCTACAGCTCTACACCGCTGGCACGATTACTCAAAAAACTCTCCTTGATCAGCTTTATCAAGGTGAAGTCCTTGGTGATGAGTTTGACGTGGAGGAAGAGATCGAATCCACCCAAGCCGGTGGATACATCGAGATGTCAACCCCAGAACCTGCCGCCATTCCTGGAATCCCAGAACAATCTTCAGAACCAGAAGATGAAGGCGTTATCCCAGCATGATGGGATGCAAACAGTGGAGGTTGCTATGGGCGCTCGCAAGCCACGCAAGCAGGTTGTCACCTTCACTCAACGTGAACTGACAAACTCAGTCTTTGCTGTTGTCCGCGTCTCCTGGTATCGAGATGGGCGAGAGCATGAGGTAGAAGAGCTGCAACTTGATGATGACCTTGACGAAAAAGTGCTTGTCCTTCAGCACCTGATCAAAAGTGCCTTGCACGCTGGTGCTGATGTCACCATTATCACGGAACGTACGGCAGAGTCCTTGGGTATTGAATAATGGCTGCCCCTTCTAGCCTGTACCGCAATGCTATTGACTTGAATCGCTACAGCAATAGCGTTGCCAAGCAGATCGTCTTGGCATATAACGACATCATCATTGATAGCGTCAATCAACTGCGGGCTATCGATGAGCTGTCAGCACCAGCCAAGACTGCAAGACTACGGGCGATTCTCGCGCAGCTTAAAGAATCACTTGGCACCTGGTCAGGCAGTAGCGTTAATACCTTGACAGGCGAACTGCAAGGATTAGCCGTATTGCAATCTGAGTTTGTAGAAGATCAACTGCGACGGGTCTTGCCTGCTGGGGCTCGCAGTGCTGTTAACACCGTCGAGATCAGTCCGCAGTTCGCGCAGTCTGTTGTCATGACAGACCCAACACAGATAAACATTGTCACCCTGAGTGACGACTTGACCGCTGCTATTCAAGGCGCACCACAAACCTATGCGTTGACTGCTGCTAAAGGCGCAACCGTAACACTGCCAAATGGTCAGGTTGTACAAAAAGCATTTCGCGGGATCGTTGATTCGCAGGCAGAGATGTTTTCACAGATAGTCCGCAATGGATTGTTGACCGGCGAAAGCACTCAAGACATTGCACGACGTCTGATCGGCAGATTGCAGCTTGGCGAAAGGGGCAGCATCCGGCAAATAGCAGAGAAAGGTGGCGAAGCAACAATCGCTAGCAATCGCCAGGTAATGACGCTAGTTCGCACCAGTGTCAATCAGGTTGCCAATGCCGCAAGTCAACAGGTCTACGAAGCAAATCAAGACATCACCAAGCGTTACCAATACGTCGCAACGCTCGACACTCGCACCTCCGCTATCTGTGCCTCGCTTGACGGGCGCATCTTTGAATACGGCAAGGGTCCGACACCACCGCAGCATTTCAACTGCAGATCAACCACAGTCCCTGTTATCGACTACAAAGAGCTTGGCTTTAACCCACCACCAGAAGGCAAACGGCAAAGCATGGACGGTCGAGTGCCTGCTGACACGTCTTACGGTCAATGGCTTGCAGGGCAAAGCGAAGCTACGAAAGCAACAGTCCTTGGCAAAGAGAAGGTTGCCTATTTTGATCTGCTCTCAAAGAAATACGGACCAAAGGATGCCATGGCAAAGCTCGTGCGGGATGATGGCAGCGAACTAACCTTGGAACAACTACGGAGACGGTATGGCGCTGCCGAGTCTTAGGCATTTCCGCAATGAAGGCATCTTCTTTGTCTTCTCTGATCCGGTTGAGGCGTTAGTCGGTGAGGCTTGGGTTCAGGCGGTTTATACCGATAAAGGCTGGGCGTTAGCTGACGGTTCTACACTGCTGTCAGGTATTGAGGAATGGCGCGATGCCAAAGAAGCCAAGCAAGGCGGACAAGAAGATCAGCAAGGTAATGAAAGAGTACAAAGCGGGAACGCTAAAAAGCGGCAAGCCCGGACCAGGAAAAGGACCGAAGGTCAAAAGCCGTAAGCAGGCGATCGCTATTGCACTGAGCGAAGCTGGTATCGCCAAGCCGAAGAAAGGGGGCAAGCGTAAGTGAAACGCGGTGACCGTGTTAGCTGGCTTTATCAAGGTGTTCGCACCTATGGCGTCATTACCAGCACGCCTGGTGAAGGTGCTCATTCAATTAAAGGTCCAACTGGCGGCACCGTGACTCGTCGTGGCACGGCCGATGACCCCGTCGTTGCGATCAAATCTGAAAGTACCGGGAATCCTGTACTGAAGAAACGCTCTGAACTTCGCGCTGCACCAAAGAAATGATTACCTATCGCGGTGAGGAGTTTGACGGCTACAACAAGCCAAAGCGGACGCCGAAGCATCCGACCAAGTCCCATGCCGTGCTCGCTAAAGAAGGCGACAAGGTAAAGCTGATCAGGTTTGGTCAGCAGGGCGTGTCAGGCTCACCAGCACGAAAAGGAGAATCAGCAGCGGACAAAGCCAGAAGGGCATCGTTTAAAGCGCGACACGCCAAGAACATCGCCAAAGGCAAGATGTCAGCAGCCTTCTGGGCTGACAAGGAAAAATGGTGACCTACTGACCTTCTTGCTTGAAGATCCAGTCCTTTAGCTCAGCAACGTACCACCGCAGCTCTTGCGCCTTCGCTGCGTGCCATCCGTTGCCAGTTTCAAGATACAAAGCTGTATGGCGATCAATCGCCTTCAAGCATTGATAAATCAAGGGGTTCCATGGTTCACGCTGCGGCGTGTTCCATTCCCGCTTTGACATCATCAGATACCAACCACTAATCTAGGACCGCAAAACCCTGTGGGTTATTCATGTCCGAAGATCAAACTGCTCCTGTGGAGCAAGCTGCTGATACATCAAGTCTCCAAGCAGAACTTGAGGCAATGCGCCGCAAAAATGCCGAACTGCTAGACGAGTACAAAAAAGCGGTCAAGCAAGCCAAAGCAGTGCCTGATGGCGTTGACATCGAGGAGCTGATCCGCTTCAAAAGACAAGCTGAGCAAACCGAGCTTGAACAGCAAGGGAAATACAGCGAGGCTAGGCAAGCTCTGGAGCAGCAGTTCCGTGAGGCGACGGCGGAGAAGGACAAGCGCATCTCAGAGCTTGAGTCCAGGGTTCGGGAACTTGAACTGCTAACCCCAGCAGTTAGC